GCATGACCACGTTGACGATCGGTGCCATGCCCCACTCGTACGACGGTTCGTCGTACTACCGGATCTGGTTGCCGTTCAAACACCTCGACGACCGGTCGCAGCACATCACCGGGGTCATGCCACCCGGTGGCCCCATTCCCGGCCCGAAAGACGTCAACGGCCTCGACGTCCTCGTCCTGCAGCGTCCCGCCGGTAAGGAAGGCGCCCGCATGCTTGAGCGCCTCGTTGGGCAAGGTACGAAACTCGTGTACGAGGTCGACGACGACATGCTGAACGTCGACTCCTCCGGCCTACCCCACCTCGCCGACGACCGCGCCCGGGAAGGCGTGCGGCGTTGCCTGCGGCTGTGTGACATGGTCACCACCACCAACGAATACCTCGCGGAGACGGTGCGGCCGTACAACGACAACATCCGCATCCTCCCCAACCACGTCAAAGCCGCGCTCCTGGATCAACCGAAAGCGCGGAAGCCGCACCCAGACCGGGTGACGGTCGGGTGGGCCGGCGGCACCAGCCACCTCGTCGACATGGTGGAGATCGCCGACACCCTCCGCACCGTTCTCACTGACCACCCCAGCACCGAAACCCATTTCATCGGCTTCGACTTCTCACCGCTGCTCGGCGACCTCCGCTCAAGGTCGAGGTGGACGCGGTGGGAACCCGACGTGGGTGCCTACTACCGGCACATCGACTTCGACATCGCGGTCGCCCCGTCCGCTGATGTCCCGTTCAACCGCGGCAAAACATGGCTCCGCGCCCTCGAAATGGGTGCGCTCGGTATCCCGATCGTCGCCTCCAACCGCCTCCCCTACTCCGACTATGTCGTCGACGGGAAGACAGGCTTCTTGGTGAACTCGCCGGAGGAGTGGCGGGCGAGGATCACCGACCTCGTGTTCGACGCGCAGATGCGGGACGAGATGGGCGACGCCGCCCGCGAACAGGCCCGCGCCTGGACCATCGAAGACGGCTGGCGGCTATGGGAGCAAGCCTACGAAAGCGCCGTCGGCTAGGTCATGGCCCGCTACCTGGCTGGTCTCGAAACCGTCCACATCCCGGTCACCGTAAGAGACTCCACCGGGACACTCACTGACGCGTCAGCGATCAGCCTCGTCGTTCACCAACCCGACGGCACCGTCAAAACCTACTCATCGCCGGCGCATGACGGCACCGGGCTTTACCACCAGGATCTGCCCCTCGCCGACACGACCCCGGTCGGGTTTTACCCGTGGGTGTGGCAGATCACCCTCGCCAGCGGCGCAGGTGGCGGCAGCAAAGGCTCCTTCGACACGTACGACCCGTTCGAGGTCACCGTCCTGCCGTTGCAGGATGCGAAGGACATGCTGAACATTCAAGCGTCGGACACTAGCAACGACTCGGAGCTTCAGCGGAAGATCGCGACGATCACCGCGCTGATTGAGAAGACGATCGGTGGGCCGGTGATCACCCGGCAGATCACCAACGAACGGGTCCGGGCCGGCTCCGGATATCGCACGTTGACAGTCAGGTACCGGCCGCTCGTGTCCGTCGTGTCCATCGCGGACGTCGTCGACAACGTCCCATTGTCCCTCTCGGACCTGGACGTTGACGGGGTGACGGGGATCATCCGCCGCAAACTGCAGCTGCCGTTCTGGTCCCGTGGGCCGTTCTACCTCGTCACCTACACCGCCGGGCTCGGCACCGCCGTGCCGGCGTTCGTGAACGAAGCCGCAGCGTTGATCATCCAGCATCTGTGGGAGACGCAACGTGGTGGGGCACCGGTGGCGTTCGGTGGCCCGGAACCGACAGTGACGCTGCCGGGGTGGGGTTTCGGGATCCCACCACGCGCGGCTGAGCTGCTGTCCCCGGCGACGCTCGAGGCGTACTTCTAGATGGCTACCAGCGCCATCCCCACGCTCCTGGACCATCTCGTCGCGTTGTTCATCGCCGCGCCTGGTCTCGGCGCGGCGACACCACCGGTCGCGATCGTCGACGGTCCGATGCCATCATCAGGTCCGCTGCCCCTCGCCCTGTGGGTGGGTGTCGAAGACGTATTGGCCGCGGCGAATGGGGAAGCGGTGGCCGCCGCGGATGGCGCCAGTGAACGCGGCGACTTCGCGCAGGGTCGGCTCGAGGACGTCACGGTGTACTGCGTTGCTGGCGCCTACGCCGGCTCCGGTGGGTTCAGCGCGCTCCGCGCGTCCGTCGCCGGGATCACCGCCGCTGTCGAGACCGCTGTCCAAGGTGACACGCAGAACCCGTACCAGAATCCGGGTTTCACAGATCCGACGTGGAAGCAGTTGGCGTACAGCGACGGGCTGCAGGTGTTCGTGCCGTTCCGGATCGTTTACAAAGCCCTCTAAGGGGACCGTGATGATGAGCATCGAACAGGCCCTGGACTACGCCCGGGAGTACGGGGTCAGCGACCGGGAGTTAGTTGGCCTGATCCGGAACGCGGCTGAGGAGCGGCGGTTCGCGCAGGAATCCGTGAACGTGACCCTCATCCACCCCGAGCTCGGTGTGGAGGTCAGTTACCCACCGGAGGCTGTGGATCAGCTCACCCAGTCGGGTTGGGTGTTGAAACAGCCGCCGCTGGATGAGGAACCGGCCGTGGAACCCCCGGTCGTAGACGTCAGCTTGCCTGACGAGGACGAGGAGCAGTAATGGCAACCCTGACCCCGCAGAAGCCGTCCGTCGGCAACGTGGTGACGCCGACGTTCAACGCCACCACCGCAGCCGACAAGTTCGCAGCATCCGGCGGCAGCTACATCCTCATCTACCAGAACGGCGCCACCCCCGGCACCGCTACGCTGTGGGTGCTGGACGGCAACAACCCCGGCGCGGTCACCCCGGTCGGGGCGCAAGCCCCCGCCATCCCGACCGGCGCCACGAAATGGTCCGACGCCCTGATCGTGTCCAGCATGGCAGCGACGAGTTTCAAGGTCATCGCCCTCGACAACATCAACATCCAGAACTTCATCGACTCGACGGGGTTCGTGAACCTGAAGCACAACGGCACCATCACCACCATCACCGTCGCGATCCTCGGCCCGTTCTAAACCGAACCCCACCATCGAGCCCGCTGCCGCGGGCTTTTTTCATGCCCGAAGTAAGGGAGCCCGTAAATGCCTACCCCCGCATTGTCGTTCGGTGGTGTCCGGTACATCGGCCCCGGAACCCGGAAGTACTACTGGGTGCCGACGATCGCCACCATCTCCGCGCCGACCCGGTTGGAGTTGAACGCCGGCACCGACATGACCGGCACCATCCCCACCGACGGTGTGTCCGGGTTCACCGTCACCACAGCGTTCGTGGACACCCCCGACTTCGGGACCACGACAATCACGAAGATCCCCGGCCTGGACACCCTCAACGACTCGTCGTTGACGTTCTACGAGTCGTCGACGTCGGTGGACATCCGGTCCCTGATCACCCCGCGGCTCGTCGGCTACATCACGATCATGCTCGAGGGTGACGTCACCGGTCAGAAGATGAACGTGTTCAAGGTGCAGGCCGCTGCCGTGTCCCCGGACCAGAACGGCGGCGACAAAGCTGAGACCGTCACCATCGGGTTCGCGCTTCTCGGCTACAGCTTCTTCGTGACGATCCCGTGACCTACCTGTCGAAGGACGACATCTTCAAGGTGGAGTTGCCGACCCGGGATGTGGAGGTGCCAGAGTGGGGCGGCATCGTCCGTGTCCAGGCCCTGTCCGGCACCGCCCGGGACGAGTATGACGCGTCGATGCTCCGCGCCCAGCCTGACGGGTCGGTGCTGCGGGTAGCGGGTTCGCGGGCGAAGCTAGTCAGTCTCAGTGTCGTCAAGGACGACGGCGACTACATGTTCAACGAGTTCGACATAGGCCGGCTCGGGCAGCAGTCCGCGGCGGCGTTGGACCGTGTCGTGGAAGCTGTCATCGAACTGTCTGCGTTGTCTGATGAGACGGTGGGTGAGTTGGAGGGAAACTCCGGCGCCGCCCTGAGCGGCGGTTCTGGTTCCACCTCGCCCGACAGCTGAGCATGTCCGTCGCGGAGTGTCAGCGGCGGGTGTCATCGGTGGAGTTCGCGGAATGGCAGGCCCTGTTCAACCTCGAAGCGCGGGAACGTTCAACTACACGCCCTGATTAGTCCCGAACAGCGCCCCAAACCAGTCGACCATGAGTGGCCACTGCCACGCGATCAACGCCGCGAACACCACCGCTACACCGACCGCGAGATAAACACGGGCCTGGGTTGTCACGCCCGTGAGTGTGAACCACACCTTCAAACCGTGCAACTAGGAGGCGGCGTGCCTGAGGAGCTGACCCGCCTCTCCGCTGTACTCCGCGGCACCAGCAAACTCGAGCAGCGGGAACTGCAGAAGACGATGCGGCGCCTCGCGAACCCGTTGAAGAAGTCCGCGCGGCAAGGCGCGCTGCAGATCCTCCCGTACCACGGTGGCCTCAACGAATGGATCGCGAGAGCAAACTTCTCCGCCAGCGTCCGCCTGAACGGTAAAGGCGCGGGGGTGCGGATCACTGCCGCCGGCCGCTCCCAGCTGAACGAAATGGACGACGGCACTGTCCGGCACCCCACCTACGGGAAGCGGCCATGGGTGAGGGAGCGGATCACGCCGGGCTGGTTCAGTAAACCCCTGGAGCTTGACGCGCCGAAGGTCCGCGACGGGATCCTCAAAGCCCTCGACGATACCGGTCACACGATGGTGGCCGCTGTCTAATGGCCGACAAGAAGATCACGTTCGACGTCCTCGCGAACGCGAAAGCAACCGGTTTCGACAAGGCCGCCCGGGACGTCGACAATCTCAACAAGTCGGCAGAGAAGTCGCACAAGAACCTGGGGTTGCTGTCCACCGCGATCGTCGGGCTCGGCCCAGCCCTCATCCCGGTAACCGCAGCCGCGTCGGTCGCGCTGGTAGGGCTCGCCGGTGCCGCCGGCACCGGCCTGCTCGCGTTCGAAGGGCTCCGTAAGGAGTGGAAGAACGGCACCCTGCAGTTGACGCCGCTCGGCGCGCAGATCAAAACACTGCAAAGGAACCTGACCACGCTTGAGACGGTCGCAGCGAATGGTGTAGCGCCAGGGTTCACGCAAGGATTACGGGACATCAACAGCCTGATGCCGACGGTAAGAACCGATGTGCACGGCCTCGCGGATCAGCTCGGGCAGATCGGGGGGCATCTCGGTGCCGGCGTCGTTGAACTGTTCACCCGGCTTAACCCGCTGTTCACAGCGTTGGGGAACGAACTCGTCAGAGACTCCCAGCAGTTTCAGAGGTGGGCGACATCGTCTGATTCGATCACGCATTTCGTGCAATACGCGCAGCAGCAACTTCCGCGGGTTGAAGAAACCATCAAAGCGTTATTCGTCACAGCGTCGCATATCGTTCAAGCGTTCGCCGGGTTCGGCGGTAACACCCTCACCCTCATACAGTTATTCAGCCGGGCGATTAACCTCATCCCGATAGGTGCGCTGCAGGCGTTGGCGCCCGCGATCGTCGGGTTGAAGGTAGCGTCCACCGTCTCGGCTGCCGTAGGTGCCCTCACCGCCTCTCTGGAGAAGATGGCCCTCGCTGAGGGGACAGCGTCAGCCGCGACTGGGCTTCTCGCGACCACCCTCTCAACGGCGCTGAACCCAGCGATCGCTGCCACGATAGGTTTGTATTACCTATTGGGGCCTGTCCTCGACAAAATCGCCGGCAACACAGGGACGTTCAGCGACCAGATCAACACACTGCGGGACTCAGCTCTCGGTGTCATCCCACCCACCGATCATTTCGTTAATGGTGTCCTCGTCCCGTACGGGCCTGCCGCTATTAACGCCGCTAATGCCACAGCGGGGCTGGGCAAAGCACAGGCCAACGCGGGTGTCGTCATCGACGGTGTCAGCGAGTCGCTGACCAAGCAGACGACGGCGCTGAACAAGACGCGTGACGCCGCGTCCCTGCTGAAGGATGCGTTCGACCGACTCAACGGCACCGCGTTGAGTGTTGAGCAAACCCAGAACACGTTCCTTGACACGTTAGGGAATTTGCAGAAACGCACCAAGACATATAACGGGACGTTGGATCAGGCGAACGCGACCGGTCGCGCGAACCGGGAAGTGATCGTCCAGGCGATCCAGAGCGCGAACGACCATGCGCAGGCCATCGCTAACCAGACCGCGAAGCAGCGTGGCCTCGGCGCTGGGTTACGCGCCGGCGTGTCTGACTTCAAGGCGCATGAGGACGCGATCCGGAAGGCCGCGGCCGCAGCTGGCCTCGACAAGGACCAGGTGCAGGCCCTCATCAACAAACTGGGGAAGGTCCCGAAGTCGATTGTCACCGCTGTGTCCGTCCGTGACACCGCGTCGGGGCAGATCGCCACCATCAAAGCGAACCTGGCTGCGTTGAAGTCGAAGCAGATCGACATCACCACGTACGTGCAGAACGTGGTCCTCCCGACGCTCGGGAAACAATCGGTGTCCCGGGATTCGCATCGTGCTACGGGTGGTCGTGTCCTCGGTGGCCGCCGGTACATGGTGAATGAGCTCGGGCAGGAACTGTTCGTCCGTGACAACGACGGCGCGTTCCTGATCCCCGGCGGCCCGCATCAATGGACCGCCCCCGCCAGCGGGCAGATCATCAACGCGTCCACCATCCGGTCGCTGCGGAACAAAGTCGGGAACCTCGCCGGCGCGTCGTTACAGGCGATACCGTCCACCGCAAAGTCGCTGATCAGCGCGGTCAGCAACATCCTCCCGTTCGGTTCCCCGATCACCCGCGCATTGGAGCAGGAAGACAAGCAACTCGAGGCGCTTGTCGCCCGCCGCGTCCACATCGCGAACCGTCTGAAGATCGCGAACCAGCAGTTGGTGTCCGCGCAGCAGGCGTTAGCGAACACGCAGCAGGCGTTCAACCAGGAAGCACGCACCGTCCAAACCGGTGTCACCGGCTCGTTCGACCTGTTGAACGCCGGCAAAGACGTGTACGGCACCATCTCAGCTGCCGGGATTCTGTCGGACCTGCGGGGCAGTGTGAACAACGCGTCGCAGTTCGCGAACCTGCTGCGGCGGCTTCGGGGCCGTATCCCGTCGTCGGTGTTGCAGCAACTCGCGGAGGCTGGGCCGTCGGCGTTGCCGACGTTGCAGGCCCTCGCCGGTGCGTCACCGTTGCAGCTGCGGCAGTTCGGTGCGCTCGAAACCCAGTTGGGGTCCCTAGGTGCCGCAGCGGGTCGCACCACCGCGTCTGCCCTGTTCGGTGCCCAGCTACGCAGTCAGCAGAATCTGGTCCTCGCGAACGAACGCCTCATCCGGTCGTTGCAGTCGCAGGAGAAAGCCACGGAACGCCTCGAGCGGCAGCTGGGGCAGACCATCGTCAAATCGGTGAATATCACGATCCACGGCGGGTCGGCGCAGGAGATCGTGAAGACGTTGGATCGGTACTTCGCGCGTGGCGGCACCTTGAACTCGCATGGCCGGATCCGGTAATGCCGCACGCATCCACGCTGCGGAAGCAACCGTCGGGGAAGTGGGAGATCGAGTTCACCGCCGGGGTGTGGACTGATGTGACCGCTGATGTGGATCAACGCGCGGCGGTTCCGCAGATCAGGTTCGGGCGGACGTCGGAGTTTTCCGCGCCGGCACCCTCCGAGCTCACGGTCACGCTGAGGAATTTCGACCGGGATGCGTCGGGGGCGCCGCTGTTCGACGCCAACCGTAACTACGTCCGCGGGAACTACACCCCGCAGGACCAAACGTCGCCGTACTGGCCGAACATCGTCCCCCGCAAAAGAATCCGGTACTCGTACAATCCGGGGGTGCAACGGTTCCGGTTCACCGGGTACATCAAGTCGTGGCAGCCGCTGCTGTTGGACGGGTCACGCCCGTACATGCAGATCACCGCTATCGACCGGATGGATCAGCTGTCGCGGGTGACGATGCTCGCACCGATCACTCAGGAAATCACTCTCGACAAGCCGCTGTATTGGTGGCCGCTGACCGACCCGGCGGGGTCCACGTTCGCGGCGGAGCAGTCAGGGCACAGTGGCCCAGGGTTGCCGGTGGTCGGCACCCAAACCAACCCGCTGATTTTCGGTGATCTCGGGCCGGGGTTCGGGGACGGCACGGGGGTGCATTTCGCTGGGCCGACATCGGCGCAGGCGTTGCAGACCACAGGACTCCCGACGATATCGTTCTCCGGTGACACCGGGCTCTGGTTGCGGCTCACCGCGAACCCCGGGTCGAACGCGGGACTGTTCAACGCCGACAACCCCGGCACGCTCGGGGTAGGGACACTCACGATCGGGTTGAACACATCTGGGCAGCCATTCGTCACCGGCCCCGGGTCCGCGTCCATCACGTCCGCCACGGGGTTGGCCGACGCGAAATGGCATCACGTGTTTCTGTCGTTCGCGGGCAGCGTCCCCCTGTCGAATAGTTACGTGTACACGCTGTACGTCGATGGGGTTTCCGTCGGTACGCAAACCGTGACAGCGTCACCCCCGAACTTCGCGTTCAACCGGGTCACGGTCGGGGGCGGGTCCGGGATGCAGATCGTGAACGCGAACCTCGGGCAAGTCGCCGTGTTCATTCTCGGGTCGATATCGACTACCCGCATCACCGCGCACTACCAGGCTGGGCTCGGGTATTCCGGGGACCGCACCGACCAGAGGGTCGCCCGATTCCTCGGGTACGCCGGTCTCACCACATCGGACTGGAACCTCGACACCGGGCAAGCGATCGTCGGCACCTACCCGCAGGACGGGAAAGACATCCTGTCCGCGTGCCAGGACATGGCCGCCACCGAGGGTGGCGGCGCGGCGGTGTATGTGACCTCGGACGGGAAAGTCAGGTTCATCAACCGCCGGTACCGCGACAACCGCACCCCCAAGTTGACGGTCGACGCCGTCAACGACCTCGACGGCACCGTGTACGCCCCCAGCTTCGATGATCTGAACCTGATCACGAGTTCAACCGTGTCCCGGTCAAACGAGTCGGGGACGCAGTCCACGCAGACCTACAGCATCACATCCACCTTCGGTGTGTTCAGCGACCAGATCACCTCGTACGCCACGACCGACCAGGACGCGCTGAACCTCGCGCAGTACGACGTTAACTCGAGGTCGACGCCGGCGCTCCGGTTCCCGCAGATCGCCGTGGACCTCGCGACATCGTTCAACAACCTGTACGACCAGATGGGGCAGCTGCAGATCGGGGATCGTGTCCGGTTGCAGAATATTCCTGGTGTCGCCTATCCGCAGACCACCGTCGACTTCTTCTTCGAAGGGCTGAATGAGTCACCGGACGTCGACTCCTACAAGGACGTCCTGGACGTGTCCCCGGCGGATAATCCGCCGCGGTGGAAGTGGGACACATCCGACTGGCAGCCGACACCGGGGTCGATGACGTTAAACGCTGGCATCACCAACACGGCGACCACCCTCGCGGTAGCCACGACGGCGGGGAACCCGACATTCACGACCGGAGCTTCCTACCCCGTCACCATCACCATCGGCGGTGAAGACATCACGTTGAACTCGGCGCCTGGCGGGGCGACGTCACCGCAGACGTTCACTGGTGTCACCCGCGGTGTGAACGGTACAACAGCTGCCGCCCAATCTGCTGCCGCGGCGGTGACGTTGGCCGCCTCCGACGCGTGGAGTCTCTGACATGGCGATCACTGTCCCCGCGGTCGGCGACACCGGCACCGCCGCCTGGGCGGACTCCGTCGCGAACATGCTGAATGGGCTCGCCACGACCCTGCTGTTCACCCCTGGCGGGAACACCGACACCCCCGGCGCGGGCACAGCGACATGGGTGACGCTCGGTAACGTCACCGTCCCCACATGGTCCACCTCGTGCATGGTGAATGTCACCTGCGACGGCATCTTCGACACCACCACCACCGCTAACGCCACCGCCCAACTGAAGATCGGCAGCGTCGGCGGCGCCGTGAATAAACGCCTCATGATCCCGGGTGTGACCAGTCAACGGTTCAGTCAGTCGTGGAATGATCTTCTCACTGGTTTGTCGACAGGATCTCAGTCGGTGACGTTGTCGGCGACATTCGTGGCCAGCGGGCCGATACGCGCCGACACCACGGCGTATTTCACTGTCGGGTTCATCTTCCTGCAGTAATCCACCGGTAAGGCAGGTTACCGTGACGTTAGCTACCGGCGATCAGTTCCCGCAGTCCACAGCTGGGTGGCTGATCGGTGTCGGCACCCCGGTTATCGCGGCGCTTATCGCAGCGATGTGGGCGTCGTGGGCGCGGCGGATCAAGGCGCAAGATCTGATGATCGCGAAGCTGCAGGAATCAGCGACCGAACAGAACAAAGCCTTGGCGATTCTGTTATCGGACCATAACCATGTCGCGGCGACCGTGGCAACGAACACGGCGAGGCTCGCCGAGTTAGACAAGTCGTTAGCTGTGTTGGCTTCGCAGGTTCAAGACCATCATCGTTGGGCGGAACGGCAACGGTCCGCCGGGAACCCGCACGCGACATGACCGTCTGGGGTCGCATGCTCAAAGCGAACGTCACCGGCCAGCAGTACATGTACGACGCTGCGTACCAACCCGACCTCGATAAGGTGTTGGCGAACCACGGCATCGCCATTTCGAGGTATTTCACCGGCCCGAACCCTGCGTTCGTGTGGAAACGTGTCACCCCGCAGCAGGTCGCCGACACCCTCGGCAAGGGGCTGGGGATGGTGTGCAACACCGAAGGGTCCGCCGACCCACTCAGCGCGGCGGACGCCGCCGGGGTGAGCTACAAGCAGTACGGGAAACTCCTCGCCCAGTGGGGTCTCACGGACCTCGCACGGTGCGGCATCCCGGCCGGCGCCGGTGTCGCTGACTACTTCTCGGTCGACGTGTACACCGACCCGTCCCGGTACCCGGATGTGCGGGACATGTTCGACGGCATCAACGAAGTCATCCCCCCCGCCGGGTACCTCACGAAGGTGTACGCACAGGGTGGGCTGATCGACTACCTGTGTGCGCAGCACCGCGTGGACGGGAAGCAATGGTTGGCTGCGCCGACGTCGTGGCCTGGGTACCGGGAAGCGCTCGCCGGGCCGAACTTGGCGATGGTGCAGCTCGTCGGCTCACCCGTGGCGGCGACTGACCAGAACAAGATCCTCGACCCGTATGCCGTCGGCGCCTATTGGCCTGACGGCTCACCGTATGGAGGCGACATGAGCGCAGGCGGACCGGAACACTGGGATGCTGCGGACTTCGACAAGTTCACGGCCGAGCTCGTGAAGCGTGTGCCTGCGTTGCAGGCGTACCAGCCGGGCGCACCTGACAACCCGTCGGTGGCGACCGTCGCCCATTACGTGCTCGGCATCCGCGACGGCGACCCGGGCCACAACGACCTCGGCGACATCCGGTCGGACGTCGCGAAGGTGTCGCAGCAGGTAGCCGGGATCCCCACCGGCGGCCCCACGAGTTTCACGATGACCGGGCAACTCGACCCGAAGCCGTCGCCGTGAAACTGCCGAAGCCGGCGACGATGCGGAAAGCGCTCGTCGCCGTTACCGCCGCCGCGGGGTGGGCGCTCGCGCAGGGACTGCTGCACGGCACCGCACAAACCGTCGCGCAGCTCGTCGTCGTGGTCGCCGGCGCGCTCGGTGTCTATGTGGTTCCGAATAAGCCGTGACCACGTTCGGGCCTTACCCCGCCAAGGTGACCGCGGTACATGACGGCGACACCATGACCCTGCTCCTCGACCTCGGGTTCAACATCAGTTTCGAGTCCGCGTGCCGCATCTACGGCATCAACGCCCCCGAACTGATCACCCCGGAAGGCGTAGATGCCCGCACGTTCGCGTTGACACTCGTCGAGCCCGGGGATCAGGTCACTGTCGTGTCGCATGGGTGGGACAAGTTCGGTGGCCGCTTCGACGGCGAAGTCACCCTGTCGGATGGCCGTGTGTTCGGGCAAGTGATGATCGCGAACGGCCACGCCAAACCCTATTTCGGGAAAGGCCCGAAACCATGACCAAAGGAACGTGAAAAATGGCCGCGCCCAACGTCGCCGTTTCAACGGACAAGCAGACCTACAACGTCGGCGACACGGTCA